CCATCACTTCCTCTTCGGTCTGGGTCGTCGCTTCACGGTGGGGACCATCTTGTCAACGATCCCTTGGAGTACCTCGTCCAGATCGGCACCGTAGTGTTTGCTGATCTCCCAACTGAGCTTGCGCTGCTCGATGGTGACTTGCCACACAATCCCGTCCGTGTGGCCCTCGACTCCCGCCCACTCTCCGGCCACCGGCCGGATGTAGACGTAGACGCCGGGCCGCTTGACGAGCCGTAGCAACCTGTTGGTGTTGATCATCAGAGCACCAAGGCACTCGTGTGCTCTAGCGTCCGGCTCACGAGCGTGTCGTCTGGCATGTCACCGATGTCCTTGTGCTCAGTGCAGTATTTGGCGAACCGGAGACGCTCGCCGAATCGACGACCGTACTCCCGAAAGACCCGTTTCGATGCTGTCACCCCGGCAGTGTCTTGATCGAAGGCGACGACCAGAATCCTACCGGTCCCGAGGAGGTAGTTCATCTGAGCGGAGGTGTAGGAAACACCGAGCGTCGCCATACCGAGGAAGCCGACTTGCCAGGCTCGCACAGCATCGAGTGGTGACTCGGTGAGCACGATCGGCACGTCATGGTTCTCGACGTCATGGAGATGAGACCCGAAGACGACCCTCGACATATCGATGCCCGTAGGTTGATTCCGTTCCCACCCCTTCTTGCGGAGCTGGTAGCCCTTGAACACCCCGGCGGTGTCGAAGAGCGGCAGCACCCATGCCTTACGTTCAGCATCCCAACGCACGCCGTAGGCGTCGATCCCGGCCGTCGTCATGTGCTTGAACTCCCGGAGCTTGTCCGGAATGCTTTCGAAGAGGACCAGCTCGGCTTCGGACACCACCGGTTCCTGAGTGGTGGGTTCCTCCCCCTCTTCGGTGGTGACGGGGGCCTCGGTGGCCTGAGTGAGCTGACTGATGTCGATCGCTCCCGTGGAGCGTAGAAGTCGCACCACCGCCCACACGTCGAGTCCGGTGACGTAGGCACCGAGGGTCATGACCGAACTGGATTGGAACCCACACGAGAAGCACTGCGATTTGCCGGACTCGGTGTTGATGTAGAAGTCGCCGAGCGAGTTGGCCTTGCCCGTCTTGTCAGCGTGGGCCGGACAAGCGACCCTCACCTCCGTGGACCCAGCGCGAACCAATTGCAGGTCGAGTGTTGAGATCACGGCGTAGATGTCGGTCACAGCCACGTGGTCTTCGCCTTCCCCGGCCCGAGCACGAGAAGGGTGCTGCGGTTGTTGCGGGCATGGATCTGGCGGCGTCCCTCGGGCTGCTTGCGCCCCTTGACCGGGATGTCGAAGCGATCGATCTTGCGGAATTGGAACCGGTGTGCCGCTGCCACTGTGGTGATGGCATCAGTCTGAAAGCGGACGGCGCCACTTACGACCTGATCCTGACACTTCACCAAGACTCGACGGCGGGCCAACCGCAGTGCCTCGGCGGTTCCCTGGACGATCAGCGTCATGCGCTCCTGCCAGGTCATCGCCTGATCGATCCCGTAGTCGCTGTCGAAGTCCTGGTCCGGTGTGCCGTTGAGGCGGTAGGGCGGGTCGAATACCACGGTGTCGAAGATCTTGCTCTCGAACGGGAGGGACCGGAAGTCGGCGCAGGTGTCGGCGGGCTTGTAACGGTCGTTGGTGACCATCCGCTCCGGGCGGAACACGCTCCAGAACCGACCCTTGCCGTAGGTCATGTCGAGGACCGACCCGTCGAGATGCCCGAGCCTGGCCACGTCGGCAATCAACTCGCCGTTGTTCTTCCACGTACCGGCTGCGAGCACATCATCGGTCACGTCTTGTACGCCATCTTCTCAGCGAGGTCGACCACGTTGGAGTGCATCTCGGCACCCTCTTGTGCTTCGGCTTCTTGGAACTCCCCCCGTTCCCAGTCCCACACAATGAGTACGGCTCGCGGGGGTGCGTTGCGGGCGATGACGATCGACATCTTCTTGACGTTGTCCGCACCTTCGACGGACTCGACACCGATGATGACATCGGAGTCCTGAGCAAAGCTGGAGCTATAACCTATCTGGTCAGCGGCGAGCCCCTTCGACTTCGAGTACTTCCATGGCAGCACCTGGGTGGTGATCACGACAGGGATGTCGAGGTTCTGAGCGAGCCTCTTGAATCCACGAGTAAGGTTGGTGAGAGCTTGTGGCGTGTTGACCTCACCAGTTGTCTCGTCAGTCATGAGGTACGCACCATCGACGAAGAGGATGTCTGGGTGGTACTGCTGTACCTTGCCGGTGAGACCAGAGAGGGTCATCGCTGAGCGAGAGTCGGAGGAGAGTATGAACGGGTGCATACTCTTGCGTGCCGACAACTCACGGCTGAGGTTCTCGAATTCGGAGTCAGTGAGTTTGCCGTTGATCAGCTTGTTGTGGTCGACCCGTGCGGCCATGGCATCGAAACGGGCCTCCTGCTCCTGGTTCGACATCTCGAACCCGATGAAGAGCGGGACCTTCCCAGCGTCGTGACAGTTCTGGGCGAGCTTCAGGAGCGCCGTGCTCTTTCCCGACTTCGGGAGACCGATAAGAGTGATGAGCTGCTCGTTGTGGAGACCAGACAGGTACTTGTCGAAGAGCGTGAACCCAGTCGGTATCCCTCGGATCGCTCCGCCGTTCTGTCTCAACATGTCGTACTGCTCCAGTCGATCTTCGTAGGTCTCGACGAGGTTGGTGTCCCGGCTACCCGCTGCTTCCTGGCCCACCGTGGTGAGCATCTGGGAGATTTGGAGGATGGTCTCGTCGACATCCCCGTGGTCGAAACTCTCGACGGCGACCATGAGTCCGTCACCCGTGAGTTGTTTCTTGCGCCGGACCCTCAGCTCATCGAGCAGGAAGTCGTACGGCTCATCGACATCTCGGTCCACCTTGATGTCTGGGAAGGTTCGTTGGAAGGCCCGAACCGATGGGACTTGGGCGTACTCCTTCCAATGCTCGATGATCCACGACCACCCGTTGACGTGGAGCGTGTCCTCGAACCATTCCGGGGTGAGTCCAACGCCGACGGCGGTGGTGATGTCCCCGGTATCAAGCACCAGGGAGATGAGTGCATTCTCGACGTTGAGTGTCATGTGCCGAGCGGTGCCTCTCCGGGAGCTAGGTGGAGCCCGACCCCTCCGTAGGACAGGACTCGGATCCTGTCAGCGTCGCACACGGCCCACGTCGACAGGATGTTCGTCGAGCGAGCCAACTCTCGCGGATTGGCGAAGTGGAGGACCGGTGCACCTATCAGCATCTCGACTCGTTGCTCCAGTTCTTCGAAGTGCTCTTCGTTGATGTACGTGGCCAACGCCACCGGCACGGTGTAGGACCAGAGCAGGCGGTGGATCACCTCCTGAGATCCGGGGAGCAGGACGAACCTGGGCCGCTCCACCGGTTTGGGTTGCCACCATCGATGTTTGCCCGGCTTGGCTGCGTACAGGGCCTCCTCATCGTAGAGGTACCCCTCGACCACAAACCAGAGTCGCTTGGCGACGGTGTTAGAGATGTCGTTGTTCCGCACTAGATCAGGCGACCCACGAGATCATCTACTCGACGGCGTTCGATGTCGAGTGCCTCGCGGAGCATCTTGATCTCAGCTCTGGCGGCGGCGCCCTGCTCGTCGAATGGGATCACCGCCTTCGCCAGCGCCGGGAGCGCATCGCGGGGGATGAGGAAGCCTGCGTTGTCTGGCAGCGCTACCCCCTCGGTGAAGATCTGCTGCCACGTACCATCTTCGAGGAGGACGTCCCCACCACCGCCACCGTGGGGACGAAGCACATGGACACGCACGGTACGAAGTAACGGATCGGCGGGATCGATTCGGACTAGCCACTGGTCATCCATCATCGCTCCCGGTGAATCTCTTCACGGTGGTCATCGGAATCCAACGTGTACGCCTTCGAGACCTCTTTGAGGAGTGACTCCAGAGGCTCGCCATAACGCTTCGCCAACTGCTCCCTGTCAAACAGCAGGTTCGTGGTGATGTGGGTACACAACCCGTTGTCGACTCTGGTCCTGATGATCTCATCGAGGACGGCGGTGACGTACCCGGACCCGGCGTCCCGCTCTCGCCCCAGATCGTCGATCGCCAGTATCGGGCACTCGTTACGGAGCCACCACAAGTACTGGTCTCGTGTCCGCTTCTCGATCAACTCGGGCGTGTTGTCGTCGAGTGACGAGAGCTTCTTGATGATGTCGGACAACTCCATCTTCCGGAAGTAGGCGCCGACGAGGTTCTGTGCCGAGACCCAATGCACTGCGTAACCTCGACTACGAGCGTGGTTGAGGAGCGAGGCAATGAGCCATGACTTCCCCACCCCTGGTGCTCCCGACAACAGCAGCCCCCAATCCGGTACCCCTGGAGTTTCATTCTGTGCGTTGCGGAGAGCTGTAGCGAGATCACCTATATCAGAGGGAGCCTGTTCATCTATCTCATCGACCCACTCCGTTGCGATCTCCAGAAGATCATCAGGAAGTATCGAGTCGAGGATGTCCCGGTCGTACGTTACTTCGATGAACCTCTTCGGGATATTGTGTTGTGTCACTTCCATGGGTTTCCACCGGTATTGTTGTTTCGCTCGAACTTGACTGTCGACCTTGGGTCTAGCGACTGCTGGTAGTACTCGGACTTCTTAGCGATGAAGCGTTTCCAGAGGCTGGGAATCTTCCTTCCGGCAGAGGCAGTGATGAAGCGGTCGATGATGTCTCGGACGTCGGCAGGTGTGAGTTTCTCGGCGAGCAGATCGGCAAAGGTCTTGGCAAGGGCACCAGCGTTGGTGCGATCCGGGGAGACCCCCCAGAGCTGGCTCAGCGTCTCGGCGTCCCAGTACCTGACCAGATCCGCCGGGGTCCACGTTGCCACCGGTCGGTCAAGGTAACCGGTCTGGTGATTGGCGTCAACCCGCCTCTCGATCCGACGGCGGCGGATGATGCGGGGGTCCTCCTCCTTATCGATATCGGAGTCATATCGGTTGCGGTCCCTACAGATGTCTGTATAGCTATAATCACTAATAGACTTGCTAACAGGGATCTGTAGTTCATCAACTAACTCACCCACCAACCCCCTAAGGGGGGTTGTTGGGTAAGGCCCTCGCTCCGCTCGGCCATATCGCCCAACCCCACCCTGAGGAACTTCTTCAATATGATTATCGGGAGTTTGGAGCAGTGGAAAGCTCAGTTCCCGGCCGTTCTTATCGACCAACTCCTTGTGCGGACAGCTACTACGTACGGACATTATCGATTGTCGAGGGTCCAAGTACCCTTCATCGGCCAGATCAGAGAGGACGTGACGGGTCTCCATGAACCTCTCCAGTGGGTCTACGACGTCCGCTTTGGACACCTTTCGCCCCCCGCCTCTGGCGAGCACGGTGGCCAGCCTGAGCAGGGTGTGGGCCTCGGGGTACAGCTCCGAACAGTCCATGCAAATCCTTCCTCGTACGCGAGAGTGGCCGGGACCCCGGCGGAGGAATCCCGACCACTCGTAGAAGATCCACCTCACAAAGCAACAGGGTTGTGGGTCGCTGGAGGGATCACTCCGTGTCGATCACCCTACATCTCAGCGACGACGACGTCGAGCGGGTCGTGTGGCGGGCTTCTCGGCGTCGCCACTGTCGTTGTCCTCGACCTTGTTCTGGAGGCCGTCGACCTTGGCCTGGAGGGTCTCCAGCTCAGCCAGGATCGGCTGGAGCAGGTCGGCGATGAGCCCACCCGTCTCCTCCACGATGGCGTCCACGAGGGCATCAACGTCGAGGTCTCCCGAGGGCGTGGTGACCGACTCCGCTTCCTCTTCCTCGCCCTCCTCAGTGGCTTCCTCTTCCTCCTGCTTGGCGAGGATGGCGTCGATGATGGTGTTGGTCCGCTGACGGGGCTGGACATCGATCTGGAAGTCCTCGGCGGCGATCTTCTTGAGTTCGTCGCGGTCGTCCTCGGCGATCGTCTCCAGCTCCGCACGGGTGTAGGGCTGGAACTCTTCGGTCTCTTCTTCCTTGGCCACTTCGGGCTCCTTCTTGTTGGGTTGTGTATTGCTGTCTGTCTTGGGATCATCCTCGTCGGACTCGATGTCCAACGACTCGATCTGGGCGAGGCCCGATGACATCTCGTAGAGGGGGATTCCCCCCTTGTGGAGCTTCAGGCAGCTTGCCTGAGCTTCAGCGTCGTTGTCGTCCCACAGGACGATGAGTGCTGCCTCGTCGGCTGCCAGGAGCATCTTCTCCATCTCCTCGCGTACCAGTGCGGTCTCGTGGGGAGGGCCGTCAAGGTCCTCGATCCACTCGTCGTCGAGGTCGTAGCTGGTGTGCACTACGCCTCGAACGGGGATGTTGTTGTCCAACGCCCAGTCCGCCAGAGCGGAGATATGGTCGGTGAAGAACTCTTCGGAGAAGGGGATGATGAACACGACCGGACCGTTCGCTTCCACGAACTGTTCGGTGAGTGCCTCGACACCCGGCTTCCCGGTCACGTCCCCTGAGCCGATCACGCCGACGAACAGCGGAGACTCCTTGGACTTTCTCGGCATATTGCAGACCTTCCTTATCGATTGCGACGGATGGTGATGGTGGAACTCTTGAGGGCTACAACGTACAGCTCCAGTAGGAACAACGCCAGACCTGCGGCGGCAACCCCCTCCACTAGAGCGACCGTGCCCGAGGACTCATTGTTGAGGAGACCTGTCCCCACCCCCAACAAGATCAGGACCCCGACCTCGACGACATCAGGGTAACGACGTGCCGTCGCGAACACCAGGAGCCTTACGAGCTGGGCAACGATGAACAGGGCGAAGGCTAGTGCGATCAAGTACATAGCCAATAAGGCTACTACTGGGCGGCACCATCCGGAAGGTAAGGGGCGGAGAGGAGAATGACCTCATCGTCGAGGAGCTGCCGGTCCCATACGCCTGTCGCCTTCCACTCCATACTCGTACCCCCCGCCCCGAGAGTGTCTAGCGCACCAATCACGAGCGGTGTAGCGACCTCTCCACCTACAGCACTACGACCCCCCTCGTACGGTCTTGCGTTCATGAAGAGTTCCACCTCAGTGGCGGTGACCCGAGATACCAACACCATGGTGCCCACGGTAGAGGCATCAGTCTCTACCGTATCTGAGACGACTCCATCGGATAACGTGAAGATGGTGACACCATTGGACGCACTGTCGATTCTATAACCATCACCGCCTACGGAATCGTGCTTGGCAAGCAGAGTGGTGTCGAGACTACTGGGATCGTGTACACGTACCACGTGAAGTACGGTGAGACCGTCTGCCCCTACGTCGAAGACAGTGTCGTGGTTTGTGAAGAGGAATTGAGTACCGTCAAAGGAAGCTACGGTTCCAAAGTCTTCGTCCACCAACACCGTAGTAACCCCATCGGAACTACGAGCGATGAACCAGTCTTCTCCACCTTCTTGATCGACGAACTCCGGTTCGAAGAGTGTGACCACTCCACCACCTGAGAAACCAGCCTCGAAGACGGACCCGGTGAAGTTCGCAGTCGTTCCTTCGTAGGTACCGGAGACACGCGGGCGGGCGATATGGGTCGGGGAGAACCCACCGAAAGCGCCAGACACAATGGTGCCGAGCTGTGCCTCAGCACCGGCACCGACCCGTTCGTAGAAGGTGACGTCTCCACTGAGCATCGCCGCCCGCAGCTCCACACGGTCCCCGACCACGGCGCTCACTGCGACGGTCGCTGTGTAGGTGTGTGTCGTCGTGCCGTCCGAGACCAAGAGGGTGGGGACGTTGGTGGCACTCAGTCCGAAGAGGAAGCTCTGCTCATCAGGTGTTCCCCCGACCTCCCACTGGCCGAAGACCCACTGGGCCGTGCCCAAGACATCCGGAATGATGTCGACAGAGACATCGAAGTCGACAACGCCATCAAGATTCGCAGAGCGCTCGTGCTGTGCGAAGTCCATTTCCCGACCGGGGAAGGAAGCGTACGACTCGCCCGTGTACTCGAATCGACGGGGCGATTCGGTTCCACCAGGATCGCTGAGCGCACGATCGTTTCCGGATTGGTCGATGAAGCTGGTGGTGACGTCGTCGTAGGAGTCAGCGAGCCAGTAGCCCTTCGCTTCGTCGATGAGCGCAACGAGCCCACTTCGTAGGACAAGCGGTGGGGCGTCCACAACCACCCTGCGATCACCAGGGAGCCATCGAAGCAGCTCGACGCTCGATCTATTGAGGATGGCATTCTTCTCGGGTAGGAAGTGACTCTCGGAGAAGTTGGGGTCACCCGCCCAGTAGTAGCTGTCCGAAGCCAGGTGCCCGTCGAAGTACTGACGTGGAGCAGTGGATTCCTCCATCAACGCCCCGTCGAAGAGAAGGACATCCCCGGCCTGTGCGGCCATCTTGATGACTCCGCGAGCACCTGTGGCCTGCTCAGACCCGCCGAGCGCCGCCACATGGATCCATAGGTCTGATGTAATCGTGGTGGACTCCGCAGTCTCATCGGTAGCGATGACGTTCATATCGTCGTCGAGCCATTCGATGCTGAGAGACACCTCCCGAGAGGTAGCAGATTGGGTGGGGTCGAGTCGGAGATAGACCGACCACGTACCATACGACTCACCCAACACGGTGTCGGTCCACACCACCAACTCACCATCGGCGGGAACGACAGCCCGACCGGAGTACTGACGAATCCACGACGTCGTGGAACGCGAGAGGGTGCCGTTGGTGGCGGACCAGAGATAGGTGCCCTGATCCATCGCAGGGTTACGGACGAAGTTGGTCCGGTGCGGAAAGATGTCCACATTGATCAGCCGTGGTTCTTGGAAGGCCGTGGAGATGTATCCCTCCTCTAGCTGAACGTCCGTCAAGGCGAAGAACTCCCCCGCTATGGAGTCCTGTACGAGGTACCCCGGACGGGCGAACGCTGCGTTGATGGGAGCGGCCTGCCGGAAGGTGATGCGCTCCCACTCGGTGGTGCTCGGGGTGTGTTGTGCGAACACTGGAGTGTTGCCTTCGGTGCCGTCTCGGTCGTCTTTCCCGGCAGCGACGATGTACTCACCGAACGGTCCTGGACCGGTACCTGTGCTCCACGTCGAGGGGAGGACAACCCCGTCTACATCGAGCCACTCGATGTAGAGCTGGACGAACCTGGCGCTCGTGGTGGCCCGGGTGTATCCGGATAGGAGGTACGGCTGCCCGGGGTCGATAGCAATCGCATCGAGTCGAGAGCCCCCGGATACGACGTCTGTGCGGCCCTCGGCGTCGTTGTGCCCACCTTCCACCAAGAGGTACCCCAGCTCGGGATCGGGGGCCAGGAAGGTGGGAGAGGAGTCCGGATCGATCCACGTCACCACCGCACCATTCCGGCCGACCCAGCTCCCGAGAGTATGGGCGAACCGAGAGTGGTTACGGTCGTGCATGAGGTTGACCCCGGTGAAGACCGTTGCCTCTCCTCCGGCTAGAGCCTTGGCGATGGTCTCAATGCTCTTCCCAGTGCCTCGGTGCTTCCGTTGGATGTAGAGAGCTTCGAGGAAGTTGCGAGACCGTCGTCCACCGAGACCGGTGACCGACCCGAACCCGTACTGGGAGAGCAACTCCTCTACGAAAGCGCGGGGAGCAGAGAAGGCGTCGTGCTTGTTGATCACCGCATCGAGCGCCGTGTGCTGCCGAGACAACTCGAAAGCGAAGACATCGAGGAACCGTTCCAAGTCGTGGTTTGGGAAGTTGTGGTTCGGGATGGCTTGAATCAACGTGTCGTACATATTCCGGTCGTGCACCGCCGTTACGTCTCCGGTGGAGGCGACCCTCTTCCACAGACCGGCCTCCCGCACGAACAAGCTGTACGCAGCGAACGTGCTGTTGCTGACCTCATCGAGAACGAAGGTCACTCCAGCGGTCCGAGCCAGATCGATGATGACCTTCCCCTCCTCGATGGCGGGCGGGGCGCCAAGTGTGGAGCGGGTGACGGCGAATCGATCCCAGTCAGTCTCCTCGATCGGCAGCCGCCATGAGACCTCCATGACGCCGTAGTCGTAGGCGGCGGCACGGATGGTGGCTTTGTATCCCGTAGGGAAGTCAGACTCTCGCCAACCCTCACCGTAGGTGACGACACCGTAGGGACCACGAGCTGCGTAGTCACCATCGCCGAGACCGCGTGGGTCTTCCGCTTCCCCGCCAGCATCACCGACGGTGAACGGGAGTGGTGCGGAGATACGGCGAGTCATGTCTGTCCACCGATCGGGGAGATGGTCAGGGTGCCGAGCACGACGACCTCTCCAACATCCATGGCTTGATTCACGGCCCCAGCCTGAGCAACATCGTTCCGAGCGAAGAGGTCGAGATCCATGTAGAGCACCCCGTCCACGTCGAGGACGGTCTTCCAGATCTCAGCGATGAAAGCGTCCTGACCCAGAGGGTGGGTGCCGAGCGCGTAGAGGTCGGCGACCGTCTCCAGCACATCGTTGAACACGACAGCTTGGACGAAGGAGTCGTCCACGTAGATCGTTGTCTCGATGTTCACCGGGACGTACGTCGGCGCCACGCAGGTCACATCCGTGCCCTGGAGCGCCCGTTGTTCGAGGTACTCGGCGGTCTCGGTGAGAAGGGCGGGTGTGGGAGCACCTCCACCTGTGGGGACGACGTGGACGAGGACCTGGGAGTAGTTCTCCGAGATCGCCGAGGCGAAGAGCACGCCCGGCACATCGATCGCCAGGGCAGCGAAGTCTTCCGTGGTGACAGCTCGGTCGACCGATGTGAACCCGAGGCGTACCTCGCGCTTGATGTCAGCCACGGTGTCCTGCCAACGGCCTCCGGTCGTGGGCAAAGCGTTGCTGACGGACAACAAGGTCTCGAAGTTCTGCACACTCGTATCGATCGCCTCAGCACCCATGTTGCCCGAAGCACCATTGGCGTAACGGTACGAGACGATGATGGCGCTGTTCACCGGAGGGATCGCACCAGCGGCCCCATCGCCAAACGAAATGGTGACATAGTTGTCGGCGCTCCCCCGCACGACGTAGTGCCGACTGTTCGGACCACTCTCGGCGAACGAAGTGCGCTGCGTCCATGTCACGCCTTTGCACTTCACCTCCAAAGAAGCGAAGACAGCTCCTGGTTGGAAGAGGCGGTAGGCCTGTTCGGCTTCTCCAACCGAGATGCCGATGACCTCGTCCTCAATGAGGCGCCCCTGGGTCACGGCGACCTGACCGGTTTCAGGCTCAGTACCACCGAGGACCAATTCGTCGTCGGTGGTGAAGTAGAGCGGCGCTGCACCGGTCACGGGCTGGGAGATCACCTCGGTGCCGCCAGGAATCGTCGTCTCCACCGATCCGGGCCTGAGGGTGAAGGTCACGAACCCTTGGGAGGGGACCATGTGGTTCGGGACGTACCCAACTAGAGCGGCTAGGTTCCGCACACTCTCGGGCAAGACGGCGTACTCGATCAGACCCTCGTTGAGGACCCGATCGATGTAGTAGCTCATCATGTCGGCCGCGTAGGAGAATGCCTCGATCAACACCACACCGAAGTCGTCTGCCCGACTCGCCGTCTTCCACTCTGGGATGGTGCGAGCTGCACGCTCCAACATCTCTTGTCGGATGGTGGGGTAGTCCCTGACCAGGTAGTTGACTTCGTTGTTCATGTGATCACATCCGTGATGTCGACGAAGAGTTGGTCAGGCACACCTCCGACAGCGTAATCGATCTCTATTCGGAGGGTCCCTTGCCCGTCTGACCGGGCATCGGAGTCGAGGATCTCGACACCGAAGCGACTGGAGATCCCCGAGGTCAGACGATTGAGTACGAGTCGGACCTCTTCATCGTCGACATCGTCTCCAGCGAACACCAGCTCTCGGATGTCCCCACCATACGTCGAACGGTGCACTCGCTCTCGACGGCTGGTGAGTACCCATTGGATAATCGACTGCTTGAGCCATGAGCCTGCGTTGGCAACCTCATCGGTCCTTCCGTAGTTGAATGTGAACGGGTACTTGAGTGCCCTCATGCTGCCCATCCCTTGGTGTAGTGGAGGCGTCCATCGAAGCGCTGTGCCAGGCGAGTGAACTCGGCAGCGCTGTAGGTTCTGGCGACTCGCTGTGGTCCAACACCGAACCGGGTCAATTTGAGGTCCAACGTGTAGGTGGGGTTGTGGGGGTCGGGGTCCACCGTGTGCACCAGGCGACCGATACGCCAGAGGCCGGAGTCGGTCTGACCCCGCTCGACTCGGCGGCGCGAGGCAAGCAAACGGGTGGAGACATCGAGGCTCGCCCCTGAGAACGCCGAGAACAACGGGTAGGGGAGGTACAGGTCGGCCTCGGTGTAGTTGTGGCTCCCCAGGCTGAGCCCGACCAGCTTCTCCAGGGCTTCGGCGTAAGGGGCCGCACCGATTTCGACGGCGGCGGTAGCGAGCCGGTCTGGGGAGACATCCGTCCTCGCGTTGATACCGAAGACGTCCGGGAGGTGGTGATAGTCGATGGTGCGCTTGCGACCAGTAGCGGTGTCGTTGTACCTCACCGACCAACGCTTGCGAGTGACACCGATGTGGGCTGACGGTCGGACGTTGAATCGGAACGCCTTCGGGCCACCGCTGGCGGTCTCTACCACATCCTCGGGGAGAGGGATGGAGGCGTCATACCCGAGCATTAGGACGGTCGTGTTGAGCGGATGAAGCTCTGCACCAACACTAACCGCCAAGCTGACTATGAAGTCCCAGTAGCTCTGCTCCTCCGGCTTGTCGATCAAGCGTCGGCGAGTCGACTCGGCGCCCATAACTCGCAGCTCGATATTGACCCGGCGGAGTACGTCTCGGATGACATCAGCGGCGCTGTGTCCGAGCCATTGTTCGTGCCGAGCAGGGAGGGATTGGAGTAACGACGTAGCGCCGAGCACTCGGATCTCCGAAGCGATGACGGCCGTCCTCTCGGCCCCCTCATGACTGTGTTGGTGTCCGGCGACATACCCAACCATCTCTCTGAATACGGATGGTCGGTACCCCACCGTGACCGCTCCCGATGAGCGTCCCCAAGTAACGTTCACCGGACTTCCTTCGGTCCAGCCGGGAGCCTCAGCCACACTGTCACCGTCAAAGCGAATGACGGCGTAGTCGTGCTGGTTTGGGTCTGACCGGACCTCAGCCCAGTCGGCGGAGATCTCGTCCCCCCGCAAGTTTGAGACGGTGGCGTAGTACATCAGACGCCCTCGGTCAGACCGGGGATATACGCAGCGCCACCGGAGCGGTTGAAGGGATCGAACTCGGTGAGTGGGTTCACGTCGGCGATGATCCACCACATGGTGGAGTCCCGCTGCGTGTCGTGGGCGAGCAGATCCCACCGATCAGTGAGGCGGAACAAGCGCGTGGTGATGTTCTCCCCTGAGTCGGTGGAGTAATAGCCGATGGACAGTAGGTCTCCGGTGGCCGTTCGAACCAGAGGGTTGGCGTTGTACCGAGATGCCATCAGTCTCGTATCCCACTCTGACCGGCCGCACCTCGGCGGGTAGCGGTCTTCGTACTCGAAGACTTCGAGCCTCCGCTAGGACTCGTAACCTTTCCTAGGAGACCACCAATGGCAGCACCAACATCACCAACCGATCCGACTACGTCATTGAGCATGTTTCCACCCATTCCAGGTGTACTACCGGTGTCGTCGTAGGTGCGTCGGAACTGTACTTGCATCCCCGCTGACATAGGCACCATCTCGGGAGTGAATCGAGTGAACGTCACTTGGGTACCGGTGATGAACCCTTCGAAGTTGAGCCGCTGCTCTGGTTTGAGTCCTCCAGGTGCCATGTCGACACGCACCTTCTTGGTGTATGGGATGTACCCCGGACTGTTGGGGTCGGTAGCTAGGTCTGAACCACCCAACACTACGAGATTGAACACCGCCAGATCATGCAGTACGCCGATACGCTCAGGAGACCATATCGCATACTGGGAATTGGTGCGGGGGAACCGGCCCGCTGTAGCCAATTCAAAGGAGCGGTCCAAGTAGATTTCGAAGCCCATACTCGCACCCCGCATAAGCGTAGCGCCACTGCCAGCTTCAAGGTCGGTGGTCAACCGTTCGGAACCTACTTGAAACTCGTAGTTGATTGCGGCGGGGTTGAACATGAACCGGAACTTCCACATAGGTCCGTCATGATCAGGACCGGGCAGAATCATTCCACGAGAAGGCGTGGTAGTACCCCCGGATACAGGATTGACGAGCCACCGATCGGATCTATTCTTGTTGGCAAGGCTCCTTCCGACCCCCAGCTTCGCCTTCACAGCGGCAAGCTCTGTCGCATCTAGGAGTTTGCTCTTCAGGGAGTCGAGTGATCCACTGAATATGCTGGCGAGGAGATCCGAGGAGCCGTTGCTGTCTGCGCCGAGGTCGAACTTATCGATCGCCTCCTTGATCACATCCCCTGATTTGGGGAGGCCTCCATCGTCTGCCATGAAGTCAGTCATCACATGCTCCTTGCAGTGTCGCGATCAGTGAGCTGACCGATCTGATCCTTGATGATCTCAGCCGCTCGGAGAGCCTCCGAGTCCGAGCCGTTCTTCATGATGATCTGGATCGACACATGGTTCTGCGTACCACCGCGGACGTTGGCTGCGGACCCACCGGCACTACTGAACGCCGGTGTCGAAGAACTGCTACCGCCCTCGGCACCTCGGGGCACGGGATCACCAGTGTTCTGGGAATTCGCTCCCCCGCCTCCTCCGGAAGAAGTGGTGGTGGATGACAAGGCGGCTTGAACGTCGTCGAGGTACTGCTTGTATTTGTTGTTGCTGTAGTCCGACCAGGCAGTGAAACCTTGGTCATCGAAGACACTCTTCGCTGCCCGAGCGTTGGTCTGGGGATCGAACAACTCCTCGTTCTTCGAGATCCCGAATATCTTTCGCCGGTTCGCTCCCATCGAGCCGAGCATGTTGATCTGCCACAGGCCGTAGGAATCGTCCTTCGGCATCCCGGTGGCGGCACTGGCGTGAGCGTTCGGGTTGAGCCCTCCCGACTCGGAGTAACCGATGGCAGCCATGATGATGGACTGTTCGTGGTCGAACCCGGCGTTCTTGAGGAGCTTGTACGCTTCCTCGAAGGAGACGATGCCACCGGTCGTGGTGACCTGGCCGTCGCCAGCGAGACCTACTCCACCACCGGCTCCGGTCGTACTGCCTTCTTCGAAGCCCCCTCCAGATACACCACCACCGCCACCACTGAGGGCTGCTGCGGTCGCTGCGGAGATGGAGTAGTTGATTCCGCTCATGGCACCGCTGCCACCACCACCACCGCCTGGTGAACCACCGTCTTCTCCGGCAGGCGCAGCCTGGTCTTCCATGTTGGTGGTCCCTGGGATACTCGGCTCCTCGCCACGGATGCCTTTGGCGTTCGGAGGTTCCCAGTGCCACGGTTCGTAATCCATCGGCATCACGAGGCCATAGCGGGGAGCGTTCTTGGCCAACCATCCCTGCTCGTTCAAGTCGGCGGCGAGGCCGTATTGGTGGTTTGACCTACCGGGCTTCGCTGCGGGGGCACCCTTGACGTGCACCCACCCCTTGGCATCGAGCGGAGCGCCAGAGTACGGCGGGCGATACCGGTCGCGATAGATGCTCTCCTGAGATGCGGGACTGCGGTAGCCAGACGTGATCGACAGGCGAGGGTTGTCCCGCATCATCCGCGCCAGAGGGATGGCCAACTCAGGGCGCAGCCCACTGACGTCTGCTCCACCCCTGCCACCGTGCTTCGGGCTTTCTTCGGCCATGTAGGACAGTGCCTGCCCGAGCGTCATGGAACCGGAGCCCTCGGTGGTCGGGTCACCTACGTGGGCCGTCTGATTCCGGTAGACAATCCCCCCACCGATCGCTTCTTCTCCGGGGACAGGGTCACCGAAGAGGTCATCACCGATGTTCCCGAAGTTGAGGGGGTTGACTTTCTTAGTGAACTCGTTGGCCTTGCCGACGAAGCTCGTCTCCTCCCCCTCCCCCAATATCCAGGCGTCCACACCCTTGCGCCCTAGGCGACGTTCTTTGTTGAGCACGTCCTGGACATTGAGGTCACCGGAGTCGGTATTCGTGTCATAGGCAACGCGACCCGCTGTGATAGCAGCAGTGAGCATTCCACTAGCTCCACCCTTTCCGCCGACTTTCTGGGCTACGCTCTTTCCACCTGGGATCTTGTTGACCGCCTTCGAGGCGGTACTGGCAACCGACGATGCCGCCTTAGTGACCGCTGCGCCTGCGGCCGTATCCTTGAGGACGAGGTAACCGACCAGCAGGCTGATGGGATCGGCAATCACCTTGCCGAGTAGAGGGACCGATTCAGCGAGGGCGCTGATGTTGGCGCCGAGGGGTGTGACTGCCTTGAGGATTCCTTCGAGCTGCCCGGTCTGCTGGGCTAGCCAGTCGTTGGTCTGGATGAGTTGACCTTGCCCCTCGCCGAACACCTCGACGGCGATGCGGTTACGCTCCTGCTCCAGTCCCACCTGAGCGGTGTAAGCGTTATCGACCCCACCGGCCTTCTGGTACTCCTGGATGTTGTCGTCGGTGATGTACTCCCCCAACGACTTGTCGAGCTTCCCCTCGTCCTGCAAGCTGCGGAAGTTCTCGTTGGCCCGCTGAACCTCAATGAGGGTCTGACCGGTCGTGGTTGGGTCGATGCCGAGATAGGAGAAGTTGTTGTAGAGGCGCTCGCCTGGAGCGTTGTAGTTCAACTGGTCGCCCGACATCTGCAAGCGTTCGAAGAGATCTTCGGTGAACTCCCCCATCGGGCGAGCCTGGCCTCCCTTGCCCCGGAGGGGGTCCACGCCGATGCTGCGAAGCATGCCGGTCGTCTCGGGACCCATCAACTGTCCGAAGACCTGAGCACCCTCGGTGCCTGAGATCATGGCTGCTCGGGAGATGGTGTCCTGAGCTTTCATCGCCGCCGTGCTCGTGTCCGTCCCGACCCGGCCGTACTGGTTCTCCATCAACGACGCCGTGGTGAGGGCATCTTGTCGATTGATGGCAAACCCTGGTTCATCACCCAGGTACCGATCGGCGAAGCTACTCAGGGCTGGGTGGCGGGTGACGCCACCGTTCGTGGCCTGAGACATCAATCCCGAGTAGCGACCTAGTTCAGCGTTGACGTTCCTATTGCTCGACCACCAGGCAGGGACAGACGCCGCAGCACCAGCGGCAACGGCGACCCCCCAACCAGTCTTCCCCGCCAGGAGCCCTCCGTTCACCTCCTTCTCGCTGTCGCCGGAGTCCTCTTCCCCGGCCCCAGTAGGTACCTCCTTCGTCTGCCCGCCATTGATACTGCCTTGGACAGTCGTCAGTTGCGGAGTGAGCGGCTGCCCGCTCGGACTGAGTACCGGACCAGTACCGCCCGGCGTGGGGGCACCCGTGAAGAGACCAGTGGGGTTGACCCCCGACATGCCGGTGCCGGAGCCTCGGCCGAAGGAGGACATGACGTCCTTGATTCTCCCGACGTCGGTTCCCCTGATGGCGTCGTTGAGACGCGACCACTCGTCGGCGATCTTCTTGACAGCGTTCGCCACCTCGTCGAGTCCCTCGGACTTGATCTTGAAGTGAGTCTGTACGCCGACCTCGTCGCCGAAGGTGGAGCCACCTCTGGCGCTCCGTGTCGGGTCTGCTTCTTCAGCCATCTTGCTGTCTCCTGTGCACGAATGTCTTCGTCCAGAACCTGCGTTCTCGCACACTCAGGTTTCGTATCTCAGTAAGAGACCAGCCGTGGAAGAACCGACTCACTGCCTCGTATTCAATAGTGATGTTCTCGGACACCAACTCAGAGAAACAAGAGGCCGAAAGCATCGAGCGGCAGGGGGATCTCCCTACTACATGCGACGCAGTCGACGGACACCTCCTCCAACAATGGACCAGGCTGGTTGTCACTGATGGCCTTGACGATCGCTCGGCGGTCTCGGGACCGCAGCTCCTTCGCCGCAGGGAGAGCACCGAGGGGGTGTAGCTCATGCAGTTCCGTGCCGTTGATCTTGATCACACAGAACGCCAGAAGCTGTGAGTTGATCTCTGCCAACACCATGCTGTCCCCACCAGCGGTGGCAGCGTCCACAGCGTGACCGGTGGGATAAGTCACCTCGGCGGTACCTCCGCTCGGAAGGTCGACTGTGATGACGGGGTTGCCCCCTTCAGACTCCTTCATCTCCACGTCCTCGGTGATATCCAGGACCGTAGACAGTTCCCGCCCGCAGTGCGGGCAGACGACGTCCAGCTCCAGCTTGGGGCCGTACGCCGCCTCGCGAATGAACAACAGGAGTGCTGTCCGGTCACCAATGAGTAGCGAGCCGGGATCGATGTCTTGCATGGAGGTAGTTCCGATCCTCTCCACGAGGAGTTGCAGCGTCTGGTCGACCGCCGACTGCACGGTCAGCTTGCTCTTCTCTTGACGGAGCGCTGCACGAAGACGAGAGAGCTGTTCCTCGTCGCCACCAGTCATCTCCCTGACGACAGCCTGCGTATGCACACTGCCGTCAGGGGACCGGTACCCGCCCGGCAACTGCTTCCAGACGTCCGGCGGGTCCGCAAGCGTGGGAGCCGGATCAGGGGCAGAGAACTGGGAGAGCACGTCTTCGAACTCAGTAGTGGATTCCAAGGAAGTATTCCTTTCGTATGGGAGGGGTAGATCAGGCGGCGAAGGAAGCGTCCTTCACTCCGGTGCCGTCGGTGTCGAACACCACTTCGATACCTTCGTGGGCGAGCTGCATCTGCTCGACCATGATGGCGTTGGCCCCGGCGTCGAGGTCATTGAAGTTCGTCGCCGTCGGCCAGGCGTTGTGGAGCCGGATACCAAGACGGGAGACGGTACGCAAACCCTCCCCGTACCCATCCGTCACCGTGAACCCTTGAGCGTTGCCCTTGGGGCCAGCGTTGGTTCGGGGGTGCTCCAGGACATAGATGGTGACCTGTGTACGGAAGTCCGGCTGGATGTTCCCATTGCCGATCTTCGCACTGCCCTGGAGGTAGTTGAAGATCTCCTTCTGCCACTGCCAGAACGCCGGACCGCTACGCGACCGGCCGGTGCCACCCGGGGCGTCCTGGCCGACGATCACACCACGCTGGAGCGTGACGTTGGGGAAGTCAGACTGACCAGGGATCTTGTGGGAGGTCGTGTTGAACCCACCCTCGCGGTACCGGATGGCCTCTGTTTGGATACCCAGACCGTTGACCGACATGAACCCGGCCATGGCCAGGAGATTATCCTTCCGCTGCCCGTTCTGATCGGCGATCATCTTGTTGATCTTGACGACGAACTTGAAGTTGCGAAGCGGGTCGTTCCTCAGAGTTGATTCAGCCATTAGATCGTCTCCTCGATGGTGATGGTGCCCGACTCATACTGGCCGAGCTTGATGACGATGAACTCGGCGGGGCGCTGGAGCGAGACTCCGACCTCCACCGTGAGGATCCCTTCCTGGATCTTCTGGAGGGTGTTGTTGGTCTCGTTGCAGACGACGAAGAAGGCTTCCTGCCTCGTGCGACCCCTCAGCCCTCCCTTGCCCCAGAAGCCGTCGAGGAAACTCGACACCTCGGAAGTGATCGTGTCCCACGTCCGCTCGTCGTTGCTCTCGAAGAGAGCGAACGCCACCAGCTCCGTCAGCGAGGCGTTGAGATAGATCATCGAGCGGCGGATCGAGATGTACTTGTCACTGCCGACGCGCTTCAGCGTGCGCCCACCGTAGATCACCGCACCGTCGCCGGGGAAGGTACGGATGGCGTTGACGTGCCCAGCGTTGATGATCCCGAGTTCGACGAGGGTGGGCTCGGTCTCCAGCTCGATCACACCGGGGAGGAACGCACCCCGTCCGGCGGGGGTCTTGTGGGGGCCGGTGGCCACATCGTTGCCGACGTACACGCCCATGACCGAGCCACCCGGAGGGAGTGT